AACCGCATCGTTGCCGAGAGCGGCGAGGCCTACACGCGCAAGGCAAGCGCATCGCGGGCTGCATCGCGGCTGATCATCGGCACAAGCATGATGCGCTGTGCGTGGCCGCTATGACAGACCGAGAACTGCTTGAGAGGGCCGCCCATGCGTATTGGGCCGACGAGATCGACGACGTGTGCTCAGTCCGATGGCTTGAGGCTGACAACGCAATTGGCTACACGCACGGCGACAACCAAGACCACAACGGCGAAGATCGTGAGCGCGTATGGAATCCTCTCGAAGACGACGGCGACGCGCTGCGGCTTGCGGTGGCGTTGCGCATAGACGTGAAGTGGCACTCTGGGCTGGACGACTCTGTGTTTGCTGGGGTGGCCTACAAGCAAGCTACTCAAGTCCGTGAGCGCCTACAAGGGGACAATTACGCCGCCACCCGCCGCGCCATCGTCCGCGCAGCAGCAGCCATGGGGGAGCCATGACAGACAAGCAGAAGTCGCCCCTTGTCGAGTACGCAGAACATTTTGATGACGTGTTCTGGCATGCGCTTAACTACCGCACGGCCGGGCCGCGTCAGGCCGACGCAATGTGGGATGAACTGGAGTCCTGCATTAACAGGAAAGTGGCCGCAGAGCGCGAGCGGTGCGCCAAGATGTGCGAGAAGTACGCCGAAGGCATACCTGACGGCTGCGACGATGGCGCGCGCATGTGTGCCGCCATGTTGCGCCGAGACGCTGCATTGCGCTTATAATAATCAGAGGCGGCTTACGGGTGTTTGAATGTACGCAAAGTTGTTTACGTCGATCTACCAAGGAACTCTGAGAGGCAATTCCCACGGATTGCTGGTGTTCACGAACCTTTTGGCGCACTGCGACAAGCTGGGCTGCGTCGACATGCACCCACGCGCAATTGCCGAAGAGGTTGGGCTTTCGCCAGCACAAGTCAGGGCCGCGCTTGATGAGCTTGAGGCGCCAGACAGCGAATCTCGCAGCCCAGAAAACGAAGGCCGAAGGATTGTTCGGCTGGATGCTCACCGGGCGTGGGGCTGGACGGTAGTGAATTACGCTAAGTATCGGGCGATCCGCGATGAAGACGACAGGCGCGAACAGAACCGACTGAGCCAGGAAAGATGGCGCAACAAGCAAAAACAAGGCCAGTCAGCACCGATAAGCCACGTAAGCCAAGATAAGCCGCAATCAGCCCATACAGAAGCAGAGGCAGATACAGAGGCAGATACAGAGGCAGAAAAGAAGAAAGCGCGCAAGCGCGCTGTCCCCCGCCCCGAAGATGTCAGCGAGCAGGTGTGGTCCGACTGGCTGGCCCTGCGCAAGCAAAAGCGCGCACCCGTGACGCAAACGGTCGTGGAAGGCGCGATCACTGAAGCCGGCAAGGCTGGCATGACCCTTGAAGCATTCCTGCGGGTCTGGTGCAGCCGTGGGTCGCAGGGGCTTGAGGCAAGCTGGTTGCAGCCGCACGAGCGGGGGGCAGGCAAGCCGATCAACCGTCAGCTTGCCGTTGAAACCGAAAATCGCCGCGTGGCCGCGGAGTGGTTGCAGCAAGGAGAGCCGCAGTGAACATCGACGACAAGGGCGCATTTAGCGAGCTGCTGACCCAGGCGCTAGGGTTCTACGGCCAGACGGTCAGCCCGTTTGCACTTGGCGTTTGGTGGCAGGCTTGCCAGAGTGTTGACTTGGCCCAGGTCCGCCGCGCGTTGACCGCGCACGCCATGGACCCAGACCGCGGCCAGTGGGCACCGAAGCCGGCCGACATCGTGCGGCAGCTCAAGGGCACGCAGGCAGACCGAAGCCTGATTGCCTGGGGCAAGGTGATGGATGCGGTCAAGCGCGTGGGGGCCTATCGGTCTGTCGTTTTCGACGATGGGGCCATCCATGCGGCGATTGAGGACATGGGCGGATGGCCGAACGTATGCCGAACCAAGGAAGACGAACTGCCATTTCTGCAGCGCCGGTTTACCGACCTGCACCGCGCCTACTCGATGCGTCCTGATGTCTCATTCCCGGGCCGGTTGATGGGAGAGCACGAGGCGCAGAACCGGCAGCTGGGATTCAAAGTTCAGGCTCCGTTGCTGGTCGGCGACCCGGAGAAGGCCGCGCAGGTCGCTTCGCTTGGGTGCGATGGGGCCAAGACGACTATCACCGCTGGTGACGCAATGCCAGACAGCATCAAGCGCATAGGGGCCCGGTGATGGACCTGGTTGCGCTGCTAGGCCGCATCGGCGCCAACACCGCGTTGCACCTGGCGCGGATCACTGGCCTGCCGGTTGCAGATGTCTATGCCGAGCTGGTGGCACTAGAGGCGCAAGGCCGGGCGCGCGTGATGGTCGACTACGTGGCCGGCCGAAGAATTGCAAAGTGGGAGGCAATGGTGCCTGACCACGAACTGCCGTCCGCGATGCGTGATGGCGCATTGGAGGTATTTGGATGACTTTGCCCGCTCTCAAAAGCCCGAACCGCATTGCCGCTATGGAAGTGCTGAACGGCGCCCCGTCTGGCCATTTTGCGCGCGACATTGCTGCAGCCATTGGCATGGCCCCGAACCACTGCGCAACCATGCTGCAGAACATGGTTCAGGTCGGTTACCTGGAGTCGGTGCTTGAGGGCACCCAGGAAGCCGCCCGGCGCTGCCGTTACTACGCCCCGCAGCACAAGGAAACCGCTCTCGCTGCCAACGCTGCCGGCCGAGGCGTAAGCTGGGGCACTGGCAAGACTTCGCTCTGGAAACGGACCGGCACAACGAAAATTGGGCATGACGTGCATGGCAAGATGACGGCGACAGGGCCGGCTGTGCGCACCAGCAAGACCAAGGTAACGATCATCCAGCATCAGGTCGACACGCGCTACACGCCGGGCGAGGTCCGGCCGTTCTTCACCCAGCCAGGCTACAAGCCCGACTACCTGAGCCAGGACACCTGGGCAGCCAGGGCATACGGGGGCCAGCGATGAGGCCCGACCGCGCAGAGTTGCGATTCAGGGGCGGCCTGGTGCTGGTCCTGCTGCCCCTGGCCGCCGTCGCGGCTGTGGCGCTGCTGGCAAGGTGGCTGGCGTAGCATGTCCGAAAAGCGCATCTTCATCCTAGACGGCCACCCAGAGGCTAGGCCGCGGGCTTTGGCCTACGTGTCTCAAGCCCCGGGCGGCTACGTGGTCGAGGTGCGGCCTGCAAAAAGGTCAGGCGAGCAGAATGCAGCCCTGCATGCCCTGCTGTCCGACATCGCCGACAATTGCGAGTGGGCAGGCAAGCGATGGGACATAGAGGTGTGGAAGCGCTTACTTACTGCGGCATGGTGCCGGGCCAGCGGCGAGCCGGTGACGATGCTTCCCGCTTTGGATGGGGCAGGGGTGGACATTGTGTTTCGACGCACGTCGAGCCTGACGAAGCGCGAGTGCTCGGACCTGTTGGAGTTCGTCAACGCCTGGGCGGCCGAGCACATGCCAGAGAAGCAGCCCGCATGATTGCCAGCGATCCGTCCAAGCCCTGCGCTGTCTGCGGCGTGGAATTTGTGCGCCGCAACACGATGCAGGTAGTCTGCGGCATCAAGTGTGCTCGGCAGGTTCCGGTGATTGCCAAGCGCAACGAAAGAGCACAAAATAAGAGCCGACGCGAAGCACTCAAGACCCGACAGGAATGGCTATGTGACGCTCAAGTAGAGTTCAACCGCTACGTCAGGCTGCGCGATCAGCACCAGCCTTGCATCTGCTGCGGTAGCTGGGGGTCTGACGCGGGGTCGAGCGGCGGAGACTGGGATGCCGGCCACTACAGGAGCACGGGCAGCGCGCCGCACATGCGATTCGACGAGTCAAACTGCCATCGCCAGTTGAAGCAGTGCAACCGCTGGGGCGCAGGCCGGGCCGTCGACTACCGCATCGGCCTGATCGAGCGCGTAGGTCTGCCCGAAGTCGAGCGCATCGAGGCAGATCAAACCTTGCGCAAGTGGACAATCCCAGAGCTGCAGGAAATCCGGGCCCGGTATCGGGAGAAGGCCAAAGCATTGGAGTCGAGCGAATGACCTGCCCCAACTGCCAAGCCGCAGAGACAGCGCCGCACTACGCTTTCAGGGCCAGTTGCCCCGGTTGCGTCGCCCGCGGCGTTGGCAGGGGGCCGAATTTCGCAGATTCAGCGCGCTACGGTTTTCTGACGGCGCAATATCGGGCTGAGCTGCAAAAACTGGGCCTGACGCACAATCAGGTCAAGGAAGCAAGGGCAAAGGACTTCGAGGCTCTGCAAGCTGTGGGGGTGAAATGAACGCAGAGAAGGCTTCAATCGTGCTGCAACGGCTTGCCGAAGGGATGAGCTTGCGCAAGGCTGCGGCTGAAGTCGGGATTCACGCTGCTACGGTTTTGAAGTGGGAAGATGCAGACCCGGAGTTCGCGCAACAATACGCACGCGCCCGCGCGACTGGTTACAAGTTGCTGGCCGACGAGATTATCGAGATTGCCGACGACAGCAGCGGCGATGTGATCCAGACCGAAAGCGGGCCAAAGGCTGACAGCGAGTTCGCTGCCCGTTCTCGGCTGCGGGTTGATACTCGCAAGTGGATGCTTTCCAAGATGTTGCCAAAGGTCTATGGTGATAAGCTCGACCTGAATCACAGCGGCTCTGTGAAGTTCGAGAAGATTGAATGTGTCGTCGTCGACCCTAAGAGTTGAGATAGCGCGGGCATTCCTGCCGCTTGAGCAGCCGGCCCGATACTTGGGCGCACACGGCGGGCGAGGGTCGTCCAAGTCGCACTACTTCGGCGGGAAATGGTTGCGCCGAAGCATTGCAGAGCGCTTCGACTGCGTGTGCCTGCGGGAGGTGCAGCGAAGCTTAGAATTCTCAGTCAAGAAACTGCTGGAACAGAAGATAGAGGCTCACAACGCTGGCGCCTACTTCGAAGTGCAAGACCGGCGCATCATTGCCAAGTCGGGCGGGACAACGATCTTTGAGGGCCTGCAAAATCACACGGCAGACTCGATCAAGTCGCTTGAAGACTTCGACGCGGCATGGACCGAAGAGGCCCACGGATTGAGCCAGCGCAGCCTGGACATACTCCGTCCGACAATCCGAAAGCCGGGATCTCAACTGTGGTTCAGCTGGAACCCAGACCTGAACACGGACCCGATTGATGTGCTGTTGCGCGGCCCAAGTCCTCCGCCAGACTCCATCGTCATCAAAGCCAACTACCGCGACAACCCATGGTTGCCGCAAGTGTTGCGGGAAGAGCTTGAGTATGACCGCAAGCGCGACCCCGACAAGTTTGCCCACGTCTGGCTTGGCGAGTACAGGCGAAACAGCGAGGCCAGAGTATTCAAAAACTGGCGCGTAGAAGAGTTTGAAATCGCCCCCGAATGGATAATGCGGCAGGGGGCAGACTGGGGTTTCAGCGTCGACCCGTCGGTTTTGGTGCAGTGTGCCATTGTCGGTCGCACGCTGTATGTGCCTTATGAGGCATATCGGGTTGGCTGTGAGATTGACTTTCTGCCTGACCTGTTTCGCTCCGTGCCAGATGCAGAGCGATGGCCGACGACGGCTGATTCAGCCAGGCCAGAGACCATCAGCTACATGCAGCGGCATGGATTCCGCAAGATGCTGGCTGCTGTCAAGGGCGCAAAGAGCCTGGAAGAGGGCGTAGAGTTCCTGCAATCGTTCGACATCGTGGTGCATCCAAGGTGTCAGCATTTGATCGATGAGCTAACCCTGTATAGTTACGAGACTGATCCTCTAACCGGTTTGGTGCTGCCAAAGCTGGCAGACAAGGATAATCACGTGATTGACTCGCTCAGGTACGCTTGCGAAGGGGCTCGACGCGCCAAGCCGCAGCGAGAGAAGCAGTCTGTCCCCGTTCCTGCGGCAAACTGGATGGCGGCATGACCCAAGACACACACCAGCAGGCGATCGAGCGCTACAAAGACGCCCGCGACGGCATGCGCGAGCAATATGACGCCATGCGCAAGGATCTGCGATTCAGCGATCCGACAGACCCGCAACAGTGGGATGAGGACGCCCGCAAACTGCGCAAGGGTCGGCCTTGCCTGACGTTCGACCGGACAAACCAGTTCATCAGCCAGGTCGTCAACGCTGGGCGCCAACAGAAGCCCACCATCCGCTGTCTGCCAGCCAACAGCGAGGCTGCAATCGAGGTGGCCGAGAAGCTAAACGGCATCATCAAGCACATCGAGTACGTGAGCCGTGCTGACATTGCCTATGACACCGCGCTTGAATACGCGGCGCGTATCGGCATTGGCTGGCTGCGCGTGGTGCCTGAGATCATGCGGCCTGAGACGAACGAGCAGGAAATCCGCATCAAGCGCTTGGCCGATCCGCTGTCTGTGGTGCTCGAGGCTGGATGGGAAGAGCCGGACGGGTCCGATGCCATGCACGGGTTCATCGACACCCGCATGACTGAGGCGGCATTCAAGCGCCGCTGGCCCAAGGCCAAGATGCAGGCATGGGAGGGTGCTGGTTACGGCTGGTTTGACGACAAGTCGGTCCTGATCTGCGAATACCTTTGCATCGAAGAGACCGAAGAAAACCGGCTTGCAATTGCTCTAGAAGGTCAGTCGATGACCGTGAGCGAAGACGAGTATTGGCAGCTCCGACAGCAAACCGGGATCGAGATTCCCGCCACGTCATTTGTCGCAAAGGTCCGCAGCGTCAAGTGGCGCAATATGTCGGGCGCAGAGATACTCGATGAGACCGAATTCCCCTCCCAGTTCCTGCCCATCATCCCGGTGATCGGCCATGAGATTTGGGTAGACGGCAAGCGCCATTTGTGCGGCATGACCCGTCGCCTGATGGACAGCCAGCGTGCATACAACTATGAGCGCTCGGCCTTCATCGAGTCGGTTGCCATGCAGCCCAAGGCCCCGTTGACGGTTCCGGTGCAGGCGATGGAGGGGCTTGAAGACCATTGGTCCAAGCTCAACCAGGGCAACCCCGCATTCTTGCCTTTCAACCACGTCGACGAGTCAGGCAACCCAATCCCAGCGCCGGCCAGGCTCTCGCCACCTGCATTCCCTGTTGCCTTCGCTCAGGGCGGTCAGATCGCCAGCACTGACATGGAGTCAGCGGTTGGCATGTTCCGCGCGAACCTGGGTGCACCTGGGGCAGCGACAAGCGGAACCGCCAAGCGTGAGGACAAGGTAGCCGGCGACACGGCCAATTACCACTACACCGACAACCGCAACCGCAGCATCGCCCAGCTTGGGCGCGTGGTGCTTGACATGATCCCGCGCATCTTCGACACCCCTCGCCAAGCGCGCATCATGGGCGACGATGATCAATCAGGCTTCGTGGGCATCGATCCTGAAATGCAGGAACCGATGCGCAAGGAGGGCAAGAAAGTCGTCAGCATCAACCCCGGCATCGGTGCTTACGATGTCCGCATCAAGACCGGCCCGGCTTACACCACCATGCGCGAAGAGTCGGCCGAGCAACTGGCGAACATGATGCAGGCTGCGCCAGACCTGATGCCCATCCTCGGCGACTTGTGGGTCGGCATGCAGGACTGGCCTGAGGCAGAGACCGCCAAGAAACGGCTTGCTGCTATGCTCCCGCCGCAGATCCAGCAGATGGAGTCTGAAGACGGCGAAGAGATCCCGCCGGCCGCTCAGGCCCAGATCGCACAGATGCAGCAGCAGATGCAGCAGATGCAGCAGGCCCTGCAGGAAGCCCAGCAGGCAGCCAATGCAGAAATGCAGAAGGCTCAGACTGCAGACAAAGACCGCGCGCTTGAAATGCAACGCCTGACGCTTGAGGCGATCAAGCTGCGCAACGAGAAAACCGCAGTCGACGCCGATGCCGCAGAGAAGATGGCCCGCGCGCAGAACTACGGCGCAGAAATCCAGGCCAAGCGCGAAGAGTCTCGGGCTGCTATTGCCCAAGAGTACATCCGCAGCGAGTCAGCCGTGAGCGTGGCCAAGGCTGCCGCTGAATCTCAGGCCCGCGCACCCGTCGAGGCGCCCGAGAAAGAGGCAATGAGTTCTGCCCTGCAGTCTCGCATCGACATGCTCGAGCAGCGCATTGCGGCCATGATGGAAGACGACGGCGACGAGTCAGAGGGCGAAGAGTCGTCGGCGCTTGCAACTTCTGTTGCCCAAGTCGCTCAGATGGTCGCTGCGCTGTCGGCCCAGATGCAGGCCCAACAGCCCAAGCAATCGATGTTCAGGATCAACAAGCAGGCTGACGGCTCATTCGTCGGCACGAAAACGGAGCACTGACATGACACTTACCCCCGCACAAGCCGCGACCCTCAAGGCCGCGATCGACGCCAATCAAGTCTGGTCCGCCTACCCGCTGACTGGCGACGGCTACTTTGACCTTGCCCGAGCGCTCAGCGTGGAAGCCGCGCCGACGTTCTGGGTCTGGTCGCGCAATGCCGACGTGCAGGCCATCCGCGCCGCTGTGGTGTGGGCGAACCTGACGCCGGCAGACACGCCGGACGGCACGCAACAGTGGGCCAACCGATCACTGCAGTGCCAGGGAAAGCAGTTCAATCTGCAGATGATCATCCCATTCACCGGCGCGCTTGATGCCTCGCCGTTGACCTTGCGAAACGGCCTGCAGGATGCCTTGCAAGGTGTTCGGTCTGGCGCTGGCGGCATCACTCAAGATGCCGGCTGGGCGGCGGTGCGCAACACGCTGGCGCGAAAGGCAACGCACATCGAAAAGATCCTCGCAGACACTACTGCCGGCGATGGCAGTACCCGAGTGCTGTCTGCAACGCTGGTGTGGGAAGGCGACATCAGCGCCGCTGACGTTGAATTCGCCCGGAGCACCTGACCATGGCCACGATGACGCCCAGCTACGCATCGCGCGTGGCAATCGCAATGGACCTGGCGAATCTGGCGTCATCGTCGACGCTTGTTGCCGGCCGCGAGTCGAGCCAGATCGACAACACCAGCAACAAATACCTTGATGCTTTCGTCAGCGGCACTATCAGCGTGGGCACAACGCCCACTGCCGGCGCGATCGTGGTCTACGTGTGGGGGTCTGATGTATCTCTTGCAACCACTGCGATTGACGTTTTGGACGGCACCGACAGTGCAGAAACGCTGACAAACACCGGGGTCCTGAACCGCTTGAAGCCGCTGGCCACGATCAACGTGCTTGCGACCACCAGCGACATTGCATACCCGGTGATTGCCGAGTCGGTGGCCAGTGCTCTTGGCCTGCCCGCGCTGCCGCCGTTCTGGGGCTTGTTCACTGCGCACGCCACCGTGGCCGCGCTGCGAAACACAGCGGTCAATACGAACTCGCTCGGGTTTGTCGGCATCAAGTACGACGTGGTGTAAATGATCTACCTGCCACGGTCAGGCGTGCCGCGAGGGCGGGCGCGGGTACGGTCAGACCTGGGGATCGTTCCGCGGGTGCTGCTGCTACCTTCGTTCGATCGGAACGACCTGGCCGGGCCGCGGCCTCTGACCTACGTCAATGATGCTGTCCGCATCGGCGATACGGTGGAGTTCCCGGGAGCCAACGGGTATGTTGACCTGGGCTCTGACTTCCTTGTCAACCACGACTCGCACACGCTGATTTCGGTGCATGAGTGCGATGCGCTTACGGCCAATTTCGGGTTGTTGACCAGTTACCAGACGGCGCTCACGCCGCGGATGTCGCTGTTTTACTCGTCAGACGCCAGCTACAGCGACATCTCAGTCGGCGAGGCAGGCGGCGGCGGCACGGCGGCAAACCGCCAGCGGTTCACGCTGGCGACAGGCCAGACACGGACGGGCCAGCGCCATGCCATGGTAATGCGCCGCGCTGGTGACGGCCAGCACGCCATGTGGATCAACGGCGTCCGATTGACGGCCAGCAACGGCAACAGCTTTGCAGGCCCGACCGGCAACAGCGTCATCGGCAATGCAAGCCCGGGGTCGCTGGCAAACGATTGGAACGGCCGGGTCTGGATGTTTGTGCTGTGCAACGGCCTGTTGTCGGACGCGGCGGCATTTGAGATTTCCAACAACCCGGGGTTGCTGTTTGAGCCTCAGAGGCTCTTGTTCCCGCTGACGGTCGGCGGCGGTGGCGGCGGGTTCCTGGCTTCTTGGGC